ACATCTAGCAGAATTTTGCACACAAAAAAACAAAGACGGCAAGACACCGTTCAGTGTACAGTGGCGCCATAAAGCTACTAACACCGAGATTAAAATCTTAGGTGAGTACTTGCAACAGTGGACTAAACTTCAAAAGTTTGACACAAGAATTTTTCGTATCTTACGTAATGTGTTTAAATTTGGCGATGCTTTCTTTATCCGCGATCCAGAAACACAAAAATGGACTTATGTTGATCCAAGCAAAGTTACAAAGATTATTGTAAACGAAAGCGATGGCAAGAAGCCAGAACAGTATGTGATCAAAGACATTGCTCCTAACCTTATGGATCTAGTAGCAACACAGATTACTCCTAATATTAATCCAAGACAAGGTAGCGGTGGCCTGAGTGGCTCTGGTGGTTATCTTGGCGCTGGCCAAGCAAGCAAAGGCGCACAAAGTCCATATGCTGGCGGTAACAGCAGTCGTTTTGGTACAACAGAATCAGAACACGCAGTGGGCGCAGAACACGTGATACACCTAAGTGTTAGCGAAGGATTAGACAATAACTATCCGTTTGGTAACAGCTTACTTGAAAACATTTTTAAAGTTTATAAGCAGAAAGAACTGCTTGAAGATGCTATCTTAATCTATCGTATACAACGTGCTCCTGAACGTAGAATTTTTCACATTGACGTAGGTAATATGCCAAGTCACATGGCTATGGCATTCGTAGAACGTGTTAAAAACGAAATACATCAACGTCGTATTCCAAGCCAAACAGGCGGTGGACAAAACGTTATTGACTCTGCTTACAATCCATTAAGCATCAACGAAGATTACTTCTTTCCTATGACGGCAGACGGTCGTGGTAGTAAAGTTGACACATTGCCGGGCGGTACTAACCTAGGCGAAATTGACGATTTAAAATACTTTACAAACAAATTATTCCGTGGTTTAAGAATTCCATCAAGCTATCTGCCAACTGGCGCAGATGATAGCCAAGCATCATATAATGACGGTCGCGTTGGCACAGCATACATTCAAGAACTACGTTTTAACAAGTACTGTGAACGTTTACAATCACTAGTTACTAGTGTTTTTGACGAAGAATTTAAGTTATACATGCATTCACGTGGAGTGAATATTGACGCAAACTTGTTTGAATTAAAGTTTAATCCACCATTAAACTTCGCAAGCACACGTCAAAGTGCGCTAGATGCTGAACGTATTAACACATTTAATACAATTCAAACAGTGCCATATATGTCTAAGCGGTTTGCTTTAAAACGTTTCCTAGGCTTAACAGACGAGGATGTAGCAGAAAACGAACGCATGTGGGCAGAAGAAAACGGCAAAGGCCAGCCAACTTACACAGATGCGGCAGGTGAGTTACGTAGCGCAGGTCTAAGTGCCGCAGGCATCGAAGGCGACTTAGGCGCCGCAGGTGACTTTGCACCACCTGAAGACATGGAAGACGACTTGGGCGGTGAAGATCTTGGATTAGGTCCAACAGCGGTTGCTCCGGCACCAGCTACACCACCGGCAGCATAAATACATCATGATCCTTAGAGAATTGTTTTACATTGATCCAGATACTCGTAACGTTAGTAACGATTTTCGTTACGAGCCCGATCGCGACACGACTACTATGCACAGGGACGATACTCGTAAAACACGTTTAACATTGCGCCAGATAAATCAATTACGCAAATCAAGCGAAGCGCACATACTAGAACAAGAAAAAGAAATGGCATTTGTACACAGCATGTACATGATGCCTGCGGCACCCGCATAAATAACAAACTGAATTTACATAAATCACTAAAAAGACGTCGTTTTACGGCTGTTTTAATAGTGATTTTTAATATATGTGTAAATATAATACAGCCTTGTCATCATACTACAGGAGATATAAATGACTGATCGTACACAATTTGAAGCCATGCTTGAGGCATTGATCAACGAAGATCAAGAAACAGCACAAGAAATTTTCCACAACATCGTAGTTGCGAAATCTCGCGAAATTTACGAAGAATTGCTATCTGAAGACTTTGATTTAGAAGAAGGTGAAAACCCATTCGCAAAAGCTGACGACAGCGAAGAAGAGCCAGCTGACGACAGCGAAGAAGCTGACGATAGCGAAGAATCAGACGACGTTGGTGGCGATGCTACTGACGACTTTATCGACGACGTCACAGACGACGAAGGTGAAGAAGAAGGTGATATGGACGGTGAAAGCGAAGAAGGTGAAGGCGACCAAGAAGCTCGCATCATGGATCTAGAAGACGCACTAGAAGAATTAAAAGCAGAATTTGAACAGTTAATGGCCGATGAAGGCAATGANCCAGAAATGGGTGCTGAGCCAGAAATGGGCGGCGACGACATGGGCGGCATGGACGCAATGGGCGCACCAGAAATGGGTGACGAACAAGACGAATTAGAGCGTATGATGGAATACACACAAAAAGTTGCTTTGCCAAAGCACGGTGACAACGGCGCAAACGCTAAGTCAATCGTAGCTAAGTCAAACAACATGGGTGGCACAACTGCTAACATTGCTAAGTCTTTTAGCACAACAAGCGGCGGCGCTGACGGTGGTTTAGCTAAGACATCAACTACATTACAAAACGCTGGTAACATTAATGTTCCAGGCGGAAAAGCAGGCAAGACAGCGTTCAAGAAAACTGAACCAGGTCATGGTGCTGAGAAGAAAGGTTCACGTGAACAAGCTGACAATAAGAAAAGTATTGTCGGTGGCAAGTAATTAAACGAGACTATTAAAAATATGTCTTTATACCTCCGAGAGAATCTCAGTTTCAACGAAGCAAAAATGGTCGTTGAGTCTGATGACAAAGATGGGAAGAGCTTATACATGTCTGGGATTTGTATCCAAGGCGGTATACGCAACGCTAATCAGCGTGTCTACCCTGTAAATGAGATTGGCAAGGCTGTCAAAACCCTTAACGATCAGATTCAAAACGGCTATTCAGTTCTCGGAGAAGTGGATCATCCAGATGATCTAAAAATTAACCTGGACCGTGTATCACACATGATTACAAATATGTGGATGGACGGTCCAAACGGTTACGGGAAGTTGAAAATACTTCCAACACCTATGGGACAACTAATTAAAACAATGCTGGAAAGCGGAGTTAAGTTAGGCGTTTCAAGTCGCGGATCCGGAAATGTCAAAGAAGACGGCTCCGGTGAAGTATCAGATTTTGAGATTATCACAGTAGATATGGTAGCTCAACCTAGTGCTCCTGGAGCATACCCAACACCAATTTATGAACACCTGATGAACAGTCGTGGTGGTTTTAATGCCTTACGCATAGCGCAAGAGGTTAAGGGTGATCCTAAAGCACAGAAATATCTCAAAGAGAGCTTATTATCCGTAATAAGCAAACTCCAATAAAAGGAGAATCACATGTTGGATGCAATTAAACAATTATTTGAAAACAATGTGATTTCTGAAGAGATCCAAGAGTCAATTCAGCAAGCATGGGACGCGAAGATCAANGAGAATCGCACTCAGGTAGCTGAACAATTACGCGAAGAATTTGCTCAAAAATATGAGCACGACAAGAACACAATGATTGAAGCAGTTGATCGTATGATCACTGACCAATTATCACAAGAACTTGTTGAATTTGCCGACGATCGTAAGTCATTAGCAGAAATGAAAGTCAAGTACGCTCAAAAAATGAAAGCAGATGCTGGCGTTATGAAGGAATTCGTAACACGTCAACTATCAGCTGAAGTTAAAGAGTTACATGAAGATCAAGTTGCTATGGCNGAGAAATTTGGCACATTAGAAACTTTCGTAGTAGAGGCTCTAGCTCAAGAAATCGCAGAGTTTTATAAAGATAAACAAGACTTAGCTGAAACTAAGGTACGCTTAGTTCGCGAAGGTCGCGAAGAACTCAAACAGGTTAAACAACAATTTGTTGCTAAAGCCGCTAAGATGGTTGAAGGTGTAGTTAATCAGAATTTACGTTCTGAACTAACTTCATTGAAAGAAGACATCGAAGCTGCACGTCGCGCAGATTTTGGTCGCAAGTTATTTGAAGCTTTTGCTTCTGAATATCAAGCTAGCTACCTAAACGAGAAATCAGAAACTGCAAAATTACTCAAGGTCATAGACATGAAAGATGCGGCGGTCCACGAAGCTAAACAAGCTATTGAGGAAGCGCAACAAATCGTAGAAAGTAAAGAAGCAGAAATTGCGGGACTAAAAGAATCGCAACAAAGAAAAACAATCATGAATGAACTATTGTCTCCGTTAAACACAGAGCAAAAAGAAATCATGGGTGAGTTAATGGAGAGTGTGAAAACCTCAAAACTTGTAGAAAGTTTTGACAAGTATCTCCCAGCAGTTATCGCTGGTAAAGCTCCGCAGAAGAAACAGGCACTAGTAGAGGCTAAAGAAATTACAGGAAACAAAGTTTCCAACAGCAACCGTAGCAGCGAGGAAGATGGCAACATCATTGATATCCGTCGCCTTGCTGGACTAAAATTTTAAGGAGAAATTAAATGTCAGAACTACTTAATGGCCGTTGGGCAGAAACAAAAGAAGCCCTATTAGAAGGCTTATCAGGCACTAAAAAATCAGTAATGGGTGTGACTCTTGAGAATACTAAACGTTATCTTCAAGAATCTGCTACAGCTGGTGCCACTTCTGCCGGCAACGTCGCAACTTTAAACCGCGTGATTCTTCCAGTAATCCGCCGTGTTATGCCAACAGTTATCGCTAACGAGTTGGTAGGTGTACAACCAATGACTGGACCAGTTGGTCAAATCCATACCTTACGTGTGCGTTACGCAGACAGCGGTACTGGCGTTACTGCTGGTGAAGAGGCANTAAGCCCATTCAAAATTGCTGAGGCTTATTCAGGTAATGATGCAGCNGTAGCACGTGCAGCATCNACAGCAACGCTTGAAGGTGCAGCAGGTAAGAAAATGTCTATTCAAATCTTGAAACAGACAGTTGAAGCCAAGACTCGTAAATTGTCTGCTCGTTGGACATTTGAGGCTGCTCAAGATGCACAAGCCCAACAAGGNATTGACATCGAAGCAGAAATCATGGCTGCTNTAGCNCAAGAAATTACAGCTGAAATCGACCAAGAGATCCTAGCTAGCCTAGCATCATTGGCTGGTAGTGCTGTTGAGTCTTATGACCAAAACGCTGTTTCAGGTAC